CTAGACAGAAAGCAACCTCTACTGATAAGAATTTTTATTCAGATGCAACTTTAATTGTTTATAATTCTAAGAATATAGCAAAAGTAAATGTTAAATTTAAAGATATGTTTCCTACCAGTATATCTTCATTAGAATATTCTCAAGAATTGACAGATGTGGAATATTTTAAAGCTAGTGCATCTTTTAGGTATCTTTATTACGAGTTTGAAAATGCAACATGATAAATACATATGAGTAGCCTAAACATAAAAATAATTGAAGTGAGTCCACTTGATTAGGCTGTGTGACAATATAGCTGATAATGTTTAGGCTACTTTTTAAAATAAGAATATTATGACTTTAACTGAAATACAAGATATGGTCAGGAAAGACCTTAAAATCAATGATCTTGAATTAGATATAGAATCTCTACGAATACCTTCCCTACATTCTAAGTATCTTCAGCTCTTAACAGAGCATTCCCTTCTTTTAAAAAAGACACAAGGAGAACTTAATGTTCTTAAAAGGGATAAATGGGTATTTTATACAGGGAAAGCAACAGAAGAGATTTACAAAGAAAAAGGGTCGTTTGATGTGAAGTTGAACACTAAAGATGACCAGAAGACTTTTATAGAGGCTGACAAAGAGTATCGTGACCTAAAAGGAAAGGTTGAGTACTATGAAACTGTAGTTGATTATTTACAGGAGATAGTGAGGTCAGTTAGTAATCGTTCTTTTCAAATAAAAAATGCAATTGAGTGGAGAAAATTCGAGGCTGGAATTTGATATTATAATTCACAAGAAAGATGATGTTTATTCTCAGATTGAATGTGAAAGAAGTATTACAAAAGAATTAAATGAATATTTCAGTTTTGAAGTGCCTGGGGCAAAGTTCATGCCCAGTTTCAAGAACAGGCTCTGGGATGGAAAGATTCGATTGTTCGACATACGGAATAACCAAATTTACGTTGGGTTATCTGAATATATCTACAAATTCGCTACAGCAAAAAAATATACTATTAGTGGTGGAGTGAGAACTCCTCTGGAAATTGATAATGCTTCCGTAATATCTTTCATAGATGGTTTAAAAAGTACGGTGAAAATTAGAGATTACCAGCTAGATGCAGTACAACATTCTATTAGAAATGGAAGAAGTATACTGGTCAGTCCTACAGCTAGTGGAAAAAGTTTTGTTATCTACATACTAATTCGATATTATCAACAAATATTGGACAATTCACACATACTGTTATTGGTTCCACGATCTTCTTTAGTGGAACAAATGTATACTGATTTTCAAGATTATGGATGGGACTCTGAAAAGTACTGTCACAGAATCTATGCAGGAAAGGACAAGACCTCGCCAAAACTTGTCCATATATCCACCTGGCAGTCCATATATCAACTCCCAAAGAAACATTTTGAAAAGTATAAGGTTATTATAGGAGATGAAGTACATACTTTTGCAGCCAAATCCCTCAAGACAATAATGCACAAAACAACAGATTGTCCATATAAATTTGGACTGACAGGGACACTTGATGATGCTGAAAGTCACCATTTAGTACTGGAAGGACTGTTCGGCACAGTCAAAAAGGTTACTACCACAAAAGCTCTTATTGATAGTAAACAAATCTCAGATTTGAAGATAATTGGAATTGTCTTGACTTATTCAAAGAAAGAGTGTATAATAAGAGACTATAATAAAGAAATAAAATTCATAACAGAACATCCTCAGCGGAATAATCTGATTAGGAATTTATGCATTGATTTGAAAGGAAACACGTTAGTTCTTTTTTCGTTAATCAAACATGGACAGTTGTTACACGAACTTATAAAGGAGAGAGCTCATGTCAATAGGAAAACTTTTTTTGTATTTGGGGGAACAGACTCAGAAACCAGAGAAAAAATCAGAGGAATCGTTGAAACAGAACGAGATGCCATTGTTGTCGCCAGTTTTGGTGTTTTCAGTACTGGTATCAATATTAGGAATCTTCATAACATTATCTTTGCTAGTCCTTATAAAAGTCGTATCCGAAACTTACAATCAATAGGTAGAGGTTTACGAACTCATGAAAGTAAGGCTGGAGCAAAGTTGTATGATATTGCAGATAACTTTAATAATAATAACCATACGATTAAACATTTTGTTAAACGTATCGGTATCTATAATCAAGAGGAATTTGATTATGAGATAATAAAAATTAACCTAAAATAAATTATGGAAAAGGCAAAAGTACATTATGTTGATAATAAGCAATTTTTTGCAGAAATGGAGAGGTGGAAAACAGAGATTGAAGAATCAGATGAAGTCGATGATTTACCACCAAAGGTTACGGAATATATGGGCGAATGTTTTTATAAAATTGCAACCCATTTATCGTACAGACCCAATTTTATCAATTATACCTATCGTGAAGAAATGATAGGAGATGGTATAGAAAATTGTATTAGATATGCAAAGAATTTTAATCCAGAGAAATCTAGAAATCCATTTGCATATTTTACACAGATTATCTATTATGCTTTCATTCGCAGAATAACGAAGGAAAAGAAACAAACAGCCATTAAACAGAAGATTATAGATAACACAGCAACAAAAACTTATGATGTCATGGAAGGTGATGACGACATTTATGCAAACACCTACATGGAATTCTTACGAGAAAATCTCGCTGAGAAAGAACTACCTAATAAACCTAAACGTAAACGATCCAAAAAAGGGATTGAACATTTTATAGAGGAAGAATTAAATGAAAACGAAATTTGAATTTTATGTTGAAGCTGTTGAAAGACAGATTAAAGACTATACTAAAAAACTTCACATATCTGAATTAGAGGGTATTGTAGAATCTATAGAAGATTCTCCAGCTGGAACTGGAAGAATGGACTTCTGGTTGGAGGACATTGTTGATAGTGAATTAATCGCAAGAGATTTGGCTAGTGAGTAAAATTGTAATATTGACCGATACACATTTTGGTGCAAGGTCAGATAGCTTGATTTTCAATGAATTCTTTTATGACTTCTATGAAAATCAATTCTTCCCATACGTTAAAAAACACAAATCAGAAATCTCAGCATTCGTTCATTTGGGCGATTGTCTAGACCGTAGAAAGTATATCAACTACAAAATTGCAAAAGACTTTAGAGAACGGTTTATTGCAGGCTTAGATGAGTTGGATATACCCTGCCACTTCATTGTAGGAAACCATGACATATATTACAAGAACACTCTTGAAGTGAATTGTTATAATGAATTAGGTTTGCCTAAAAAATCAACTGTATATAGTGAACCAACCATAGTTACGATAGATGGATATGATATGATGTTCATACCGTGGCTTACTCCCGAAAGTGAAACACCATTTTTTGATATTGCAGAGAGTCCAGGCGTTCAAATAGCAATGGGCCATCTGGAAATTAGTGGGTTTGAAATGCAGAATGGAATCGTATCTCAGGTAGGAATAAATAATACTATATTTCATAAATTTGATATGGTCATGAGTGGACATTTTCATAAGAGGTCTAATGATGGACATATTTACTATTTGGGATGTCCGTATCAAATGACTTGGGCTGATGCTGGAGATCCAAAAGGATTTCATACGTTTGATATTGAAAATAGACAACTGAATTTCATAATGAATGATAAGGTTATATTTGAGAAGATTTACTATAATGATAAGGAAACAGATTATAGTAAGATCGATATTTCCAAATATGACAAGAAATTTGTCAAAGTGTTCGTAGAAAATCGTACTGATTATTATGCATTTGACAAGTTCTTAGATAGGTTGTATAATGACATATCAGTTTGGGATTTGAAAGTCATTGAGGACTTTTCTGATTTGAGTGTGGATTTTGTATCAGATAATGTGGTGGAAGATTCTCAGGATACCTTATCCTTATTAGACCGATATGTGTCAGAAATTGACACAAACCTAGACAAAAATCGTATCAAAGATAAATTAAAATCGTTATATATTGAAGCCGGTGATTTAGAATTATGATTTATTTTAAGACTGTACGGTGGAAGAATTTCCTCGCTACCGGCAACCTAGAATCCACAATTTTTTTAGATAGATCTGTAACTACTCTTGTTATAGGTGAGAACGGAGCAGGAAAGTCAACTGTTTTGGATGCATTGTGTTTTGGTTTGTTTGGGAAGGCCTACAGACCAATTAAGAAAGCACAATTAGTCAACTCCATCAATCAAAGAGAATGTGAAGTAAAGATTGAATTCAAAATTGGTACTAATGAGTTTATTGTTATTCGTGGTATCAAACCTAACATATTCCAGATATGGAGAAATGGTAAGGAATTAGACCAAGAGGCACACTCCAGAGACTTTCAGAAAATCCTAGAAGACCAGATTTTGAAATTGAACTACAGATCATTTACTCAGGTAGTGATACTGGGCTCATCGTGTTTTATTCCATTTATGCAACTCCCCACAAGTCATCGTAGAGAAGTCGTAGAAGATATACTAGACATCAAAATATTTTCAGTCATGAATATGCTTCTCAAGCAGAATTACAAAACGGTGCAAACGGAATTAACAGAATTATCAGTAGAAGATAGACTTTATCAAAACAATCGACAGCTTCAAGAGAAACATTTTCATACCATTGATGAACGATCTAGTGCCAGGATCAAAGCGTTGCGCTTAGAAAAAGAAGAATATGAGGGTCAATTGGCTATAAAAAAGGCCAAAGTGAATGAATTGGAAGAAAAAATAAAGAACCTGATACAAGCAGAAAACAAGCATGATAAACTAGCAACCTTAAAAATTCTGATGGATTCTAAGAAAATATCTACTGAAAAGAAAATAAAATTCTTTAATGAGAAAGATAACTGTGATATTTGTGAACAACCGATTGAACAATCGTTTAAAGATGTTAGAGTGGGAGAATTAGAATCCAAAATTGGTGAATATGATACAGCTCTTGTACAAATGAGA